TAGAGATCATAAGTGTACATATGAACTACAGAGTTCACATTGTGACTACAGAGTTCACATTGTGACTGCTCAGTCTATAAAGTGACTGGGGGGTATGCGTTGTCTTTGGAGATTATTATTGTAGGAGCCTCTGAAGTACACAAAAAAGTAAAACTAAAAAGGACTAATTAGGGACAGATGAAGTAACCATAAGTACTTGATTTATAAAGTAAAAGTAGTGTAGACTACAAAGTAACTAAAATGTAGGTACTTGTGTGTAAGTACAGACAAAACCGTATACCTTAGCAAGGGAACTACAGCGAAGCGTCAAAGTTCATATAAGTGTGACTGAAATCACATTAAAGTAAAAATAATTAAAGAAATTAAAGAAAACGCTTGACAAATAGACAAAAGTAGTGTAGAATACTCTTTATAGCAAATAATTGTGTTTACTAAGTAGCCTGACCCCACTACTAAGTTAAGACTAAGTAGTCTAAACCGTACACCCTAGTAGGGGAACATAGTAGTTAAACACACTTAAATATAATATTATAAGTAAATTAATATTAATAACTAATATAAGTATCTTATAATGTTATGTCTTAAATAACATTTATGTTAATGTCTTAGTACTATATAGTACTATACTTAAAAGTCTCCCTATATAGGACAAAGACAATGGAACTTAAACAAGATACAGATGTCGTACAGATTGTGTCTCCTAAACTTCGTGGTAAGGGCAGACCTCCAAAGACTGACCTTCAAGCTGTAAAGAACAGAACAAAGAATAAGGTAGGTAGACCTGTAGGTGATGCAGGTAGACTTCAAGAGTTTAAGGAAAGATTACTAGCCACAGGCGGTACTAGAATCCTTGATAAGATGATTCAGATAGCTTTGGATGATGAACACCCCGGACAGATGGCAGCAATTAAGTTAGCAATGGATAGGATATTACCAGCTTCAGTGTTTGATGCAGCTAAGAGTGGTGGTAGTATGCCTCAGATTAGTATTAACATTAGTGGCCTTAATAGTCCTATTGTGTCTACCTCAGACGATGTGATTGACGTATGACACAGTTAAACTTCCAACTGCTTAAGTGGCAACAGAGTGTCTTTAAAGATACTACTAGGTTTAAAGTTGTAGCAGCAGGTAGGCGTTGTGGTAAGTCAAGGCTATCAGCTGTATCATTATTGATTGAAGGTTTGAACTGTCCTGAAGGCTCAGCTGTGATGTACATAGCACCTACCCTAGGACAAGCTAGAACGATTATGTGGGACTTATTGCATGACTTGGGTAGACCAGTCATCAAAGCAAGTCACATCAATAATCTAGAGATAACCTTAATCAATGGTAGGAAGATATTGGTACGAGGAGCTGATAACCCAGATAGTCTCCGAGGAGTCTCACTTACATACGTAGTACTTGATGAGTGTGCCTTCGTTAAAGAAGATGTATGGCAGAAGATTATCAGGGCTTCACTGTCAGACAAGAAGGGTAGAGCTTTATTCATTTCTACACCATCAGGTCGTAACTGGTTCTATGATACTTTTAATCTAGGACAAGATGAACAAGATGAGGAGTGGAAGTCATGGCACTTCACCACTCAAGACAATGAGACTATTGATCCTAAGGAGATTGAGGCTGCTAAGAGAACACTGAGTTCCTTTGCATTCAAGCAGGAGTACTTGTCTAGCTTTGATACTGCAGGTGCAGATGTCTTTAAAGAGGAATGGTTCAAGACTGCTGAGGAACCTAGTTACGGTACATACATTGTAGCCATTGACTTAGCAGGTTTTGAAGAGGTTGGTAAGAATGCAGGTGCATCTAAGAAGAGACTAGATGAGACAGCTATTGCAGTGGTTAAGTTAGAGGACAACGGTGATTGGTGGGTTCATAAGATCCAGCATGGTAGGTGGGACATCAGAGAGACTGCAGTTAACATCTTAAAGGTGATTAGAGACTTCCAGCCAACATCGGTAGGTATTGAGAGAGGTGCTCTAAAGAATGCAGTACTGCCCTACCTGAATGACTTGATGAGAAAGAATAACATCTATGCTCACATACAGGATTTAACTCACGGTAACAAGAAGAAGACTGATAGGGTTGTCTGGAGCTTACAAGGTCGTATGGAACATGGAAGGGTATCCTTCAATGAGAAAGAAGACTGGAGTGAGTTTAAAGATCAACTAATCATGTTCCCTACAGCTGGTGTACATGATGACTTGGTAGATGCTTTAAGTTACATTGACCAGTTAGCTATCACAAGCTACAACACAGACTACGAAGATGATGACTACGAAGTCTTAGACGTTATATCAGGATATTAATAATGGACTTAAAACAAGATAATGCTAGACCAGACGGTTCACAAAAAGGTGGTGGATTCTTTGGTCTATTAAAAAGACCTGATGGTAAGGTATCTACAGAAATATCTATTGGTTTAGATATGGGTGGTAAAGAGATAAACGTACCCTTACTTGTACCTTCTCTTACTCCTGAAGAATTAAATTACTTACTTCAAACTGATGTTGAGTCAAAAGATTTCCTTAAGAATATACCTCCATCTATAATGGAAAAAGCTTATATCCATGCTCAAGAACGCATGAAGGCAGGTATATCACCTTTTGCACTACCTGATGAAATTGCTAAGTTTCCAATAGCTGCTAAAAAGATGCAAGAACAAGAAACTACAAAAGTACAATATCAAGATCCTTTTAACGACACTACAAGGTAACATAATGGCTCTAACTAACGATCAGTTCGATGACGAGAAGAGTAGTCAGTTTGAACAACCTACAGAGGCTGAGAAGGAACTCACCTCATGGGTTACTCAGCACATTACTCGCTGGCGTGACCACAGAGATGCTAACTACATGGACTTGTGGCAAGAGTATGAGCGAGTCTTTCGAGGTATCTGGGCTGCTGAGGATAAGACTCGTGAGTCAGAGCGTTCACGTATCATCTCACCAGCTACTCAGCAAGCCATTGAGACTCGTCATGCTGAGATCATGGAAGCTATCTTCGGTCAAGGTGAATTCTTTGACATTCAAGATGATGTCTTAGATGTAGATGGTAATCCTTTAGATGTTGAACAAATTAAGGTTCAACTGCATGAGGACTTTAAGAGAGACAAGATTAAGAAAGCTATTGACCAGATTGAGCTGATGGCTGAAATATATGGTACAGGTATTGGTGAAATCATTGTTAAGACTGAGAAGCAATACGTCCCAGCTACTCAAGCTATTCCCGGCATTGCTAATGCAGCTGCCATTGGAGTTCAAGAGAAGGATCGTATTGCCGTTAAGATCAAACCAGTTAACCCTAAAAATTTCCTTATTGATCCTAATGCTGATTCCGTTGACGATGCTCTGGGCGTTGCTATCGAGAAGTATGTATCCATTCACAAGATTGTTGAAGGTATTGAGAGTGGCATTTACAAGAAGGTAGACATCACCACAGCCTCAGAGGATGAAGACTTAGAAGTAACTCAAGACTTGAAGACCTATCAAGATGATAAGGTTAAGCTAATCACTTACTATGGTTTAGTTCCTCGTGAGTACTTGACTGAAGGTGATGAAGAGGAAGAATATGAAGAGTTGTTCTCCGAAGGTACATCAGCTGATGAACACTCCAACTTGGTAGAAGCTATCATTGTGATTGCCAATGACTCTATCTTGCTTAAGGCTGAAGCTAATCCTTACATGATGAAGGATAGACCAGTTATTGCCTACCAAGATGATACAGTCCCCGGTAGATTCTGGGGTCGAGGTACAGCTGAGAAAGCCTACAATATGCAGAAGGCTATTGATGGTCAGCTTCGTGCTCACATGGATTCCTTAGCACTGACTACAGCACCTATGATTGCTATGGATGCTACAAGGCTTCCACGTGGTGCTAAGTTTGAGATTAAGCCCGGTAAAGCTATCTTGACCAATGGTTCACCTTCTGAGATCTTGTATCCCTTCAAGTTCGGTCAGACTGATGGTAACTCAGCAGCTGCAGCGCAGAACTTTGAGCGTATGCTCCTACAGGCTACAGGTACAGTTGACAGCGCAGGTATGCCCTCTAACGTACCTCGTGACGCAGGTGCTGGTGGTATGTCAATGGCTATGGCTGGCATCATCAAAAAGTACAAACGTACCTTGAGTAACTTCCAAGAAGACTTCATGATCCCATTCATTAACAAAGCTGCCTTCAGATATATGCAGTTTGACAGTGAACGTTATCCTTCAGTTGACATGACCTTTATCCCAACAGCTACCTTGGGTATCTTGGCACGAGAGTTTGAACAACAACAGATGATTGGTTTGTTGCAGACACTTGGCCCCAATACGCCAGTGTTGCCATTGATCCTTAAAGGTATCTTGCAGAACAGTTCATTGTCTAACCGTGGTGAACTGATGAAGGCTTTGGATGAGATGTCTCAACCTAACCCACAGGCTGCTGAGGCAGAGCAGATGCAACAACAGGCTGCAATGGAGCTGGCACAGGCTCAGGTGGCTGATTTACAGTCTAAAGCTCAGAAACAATCAGCTGAGGCTCAGAAGACCATGATTGAAGCTCAGATGATCCCTGAAGAGCAGCGTGTAAAGCTAGTTCAAGCTGCATCTACTAACCTAGATAGTGGTGATGACTTCGAGAAACGTCTAAAACTTGCTGACATGATGCTTAAAGAGAAGCAAGTTAACCTAAAAGCTGCTGATATTGCTTCTAATGAGCGTATTGCAGCCCTTCAAATGGTTAATAAACAACAAAAGATGCAATAAGTTAACAAAAGACTTGACAAAGTGATAAAAATGTGTTATCATAATACATACAGTCAAGAACTTTAAAGGAGGGATAAGCCAAATGGCCCCTGATTTACAGAAATATTACGAAGAAACCTTTAATACCATGAGTACTAAGGGTTGGGACTTCTTAATTGAAGACTTTGAAGAGATTAAGGCTAGTTTAAACGATATTTCTACTGTCAACGATACACAAACACTACATTATCGTAAAGGACAGTTAGATATTATTGAATTAGTTCTTCTCTCATCTCT